TGCGCCTCCGTTGTCGTAAATAGCGAGAGCGTCCGAAGAACCACACTCCGGACAACTCTCGTGACGTAGGAACTTAGAAGTCTGCGGCATCGCCCACAGCCATCTCAGCTTCCTCAAGGACTTTTACCGCTTCAAGGTAGGTGGACACACCGTGCACTGGGTGCGCTGGTCCCATTTTGTACTTCAGTCGTACTGTGGAGTTATAGGGAACTTCTCCGTTGTACGGGTTGCCGTCTGCATCAAAGACCTTGATGTCGTACTTGGATTTGAACTTGCGTTGCTTGTTGCCTTGGTAGTCCCTGATTTTGACACCGTTGGCGGCAAGGGTGGACGCGTCGTCCTCTGACATTGTAATTGTAAGGGAATAGGCTCCAGTGTCCTGACCATTGTACACGTCGTGCTCAGTCAGTTTGCTGAAGTTAACTATACCTTCTACTGTTGTTGCTGTCATGGAATAATCTCCGTTGTTTTGGTTTAGCCCTGAACTCTTCAGGACATACTATTAGTATACACTACTTACGCCTCTCAATCAAATCATATTGACGTATTCGTCGTTGATAAGTGTTTGAACGTGGACGTAACCTTCGGGCCAATACGTGTAGGACTCCTTGAGTGCCTTGGCTGTTCGGTGTACTGACGCCTCAAAGTGCTCAAACATCCCTAGCTCTTCTTTGTAGTACCAAAAAGGGATACGTAACACTGGTTCTGCCGGTCCGTGTTGCTCGTAGTACACAATGATCTCAGCGTCGTTACCAATGGGTCCGTCGTTACCAAAGTGCTTCGCGTGGCTGTTCTCTGGTTGTTTCATGCGTCACCCTCTACTTCAATGCTTTTGAATTCTTCATCTATAAAGTTGTACTCTGAATCGAAAATGTCTGTTTTTAGCAGTGCCAGTGCCTCGTCTTCTGTCTCTGCAACTAAACGATAAACGTGCTCTATTGTTTCCACAGTCTTGATACAGTACGTATTCATTGGTCTACCTCCGGTAATTCGTCACTAGCTAAAAACAATATCTTGTCCAGTGTGGACTTAGACATAACCACGTTACCACGGTCGTCTATAGACAGCTCTAGATCCTTACGTAGCACAAAGGGTATACCACCCCAAGGGTCGAGCCTCATTATGTCATTGGTCACTGCACGGGCTTGTGTGTAGCCTAAGCAGTAGATGGAGTAGTCACCACCATCGACCACGTAGATGCTTTTTTCGTCTATCGACATCGTCTGTCCTCCTCATTTTCGTCATAAGGTAAAATGTCCCAGTCACGGTACACCAAATCATCAAGAAATGCTTCGCGTTGTTGACACTCTTTATAAGACCCCACGGTTAATACTGTGTCAATCCAAACGCCATCACAAGCGTATTCCCATGCGATAAGCTGATATCTGCTCATACTTAGGTTGCTCCTTTAGTTTACCTTAGTAGTAACTACTACTGTTTACTCTTTAGTATATATACTTATGTATACCTTAGTAGAGGGTATCACATTTGTCCTCGTCTGTAAATACTTCATATTGGTAATAGTTCATAGTATCTGGGTCTACTCCCGAATTAGCAGAAGCAGAAAGACAGTTACCGCAAAGATCAAGAAAGTTGCCGTGTGTGTCCTTCCGTGTTAGTTCTGAATCTTCCAGTATCTTATCACAAGCTCTACAGCGCATTCTTCCAGTCCTCCCCGTGTAAGTTAATTAGCAGTGAACGCAGTTGTCTATACGTACAGCCACTGTATCGTCTCCGGCATTCTAGTTTGAACATTTCTGTTTCGTACTCTATGAGGTGCTCAAGCATGGCCCGTGTCTCTGGGTCATCTGGAGGCCCTGAGTAGTCCTCAGAGTCCCCCATGTAGTAACCTAGCTCATACTCTGCGTACGTCATTGTGTGACCCCCTGAAGCCTTTGTATTACGTTGTCTATTACCTTCTGCTCCTCTTCTTTCCAAGCTTCGATATCACACCTAGCATATTGCTCTGGTGCTTCTAAATCATCGTAGTATTCATCGTGCGCTATTTCCCATGATTCTCTAGGCATCGTTATCTGCTCCTATGTAAATCCAAAGTGTAAGAACTACCGTCCCCATTATAACCACAAACAAACCAAATGTTTCAACCTCTAACGACATTTCAATAATCTCCCTTGATTCTCTAGTGTCTTCTGCAGTGCCTTACGTCGTGCTTTACGTGTACGCCTACGTCTTGCTCTTGGATCGTTCCAACGTTCGTAAACGTCAAAGATAATAAACCACACAGGGACAAAGCTAAACAAGATCAATATGTCTACTAGTGTTGGGTTCATGCTATACCCTCCAATGTGATTAAGATTGACCATGCGCCTATTGCTACGACATTAAACGCCAAGATAATTCCGTTTATAAATAAAAGTTTAATCATGCTGCCACCTCGTATGCGCTATAGAAAAAGATTGATTGTAATACCGTGTCGTCTGACAGACAAACAGCCTTGTATGACATCCCGTCATCGTCGAGCGCTTGGCTCATGCCTTCCAAGTCTACCGTGTACACGTCATCAACTAGATTGTCGCGTACGTGGTCCGCTATTGCGTAACGTCCTGAGACAAACTTAAGCCATCCTAGTTCCGCGTCTGTGAGCCTGTACCGCTCCCCATCCTCTAGTTGATAGTGGAAGTTTTCAAAGTCACCGTCTTGTGAACGTAAGCTGTCGCTAGTGTGAATCATACTGTAGCCCTCCCGTTGATGCTGTCCTGTGTCAGTGTGTCGCAGTAGTCCGCACCGCGTGACTTCAGCCACTGGTTAATATGCTTGGACGTAGTGACGCTCCAGAAGTCCTCTGTCTTGAAGTAGTGACCCTCTGCCGTCTGCAGTGCTACAGGTGTTTCGTAGCTAAAGAACACAGTGGTTCCGTCGGTGAATTCTACTTCTGTCTTGTTGCTTCCTAGTGGTCGTAGTTGCATGTCAAAGCCCTCCAGTGGCTCGTGTGTTGACGTGTGTTGACTCACTGCTGGACACTCTAGCGAATGCCCAGCGATTAGTCAACTGATTACCCATAGATTTCTAAATGAACCGCGCTTGTCATTGAGTACCCTGAGTTGGCCGCTGATAGCTTACAGTCGCCGAAGGTTCCGTCCTTCATAATGACACAGTCAAAGTATGGGAATGTTGCGGCATCGTCGCGATCTTTTGCAATGATGAATTCAATGTCCCAGCCACGCTTGCCCGTCTCAGGGTTGCAAGTGTAGATTTCATATAAGTTAAACATAATTGATTACCTTTATAAGTTAGTTGATGTAGCCATCTTACAGGAACCACGATAGATGTAAACGTAAATATTTCACACGTTTGGACTATTGACTGCATTGGTTGACGTATGCTACTCGCGTGCGCACGTGTAATAGAAGGTAGGGCTATAGGGTCCAACATAAGTCCTCACACTTGTCAACCCATGCAAAACTCATGCCAACTCTGCTCGCTACTACATGAGTCCGCCCATGTCAACCCATGCAACAATCGTGCCAACTCTAGTCGCTACCATAGGCCGTGTCTTGTGTCAACCCTAGAAATTAACACTTGTTTTCTCGTGTTGCCTGTGTTAAACTCGGGCGGGGGGCCTAGGTTGCTTTATTTTATTTTTATTGTACCCACTTAGGCACAAAATAAGTCAAAATTAGGAAAATTAAGGTAATATTAAACTCGTGTAACCCTTTGTTTTTACTCATGTTTGTACTATTACTGCTTTTACTCCTAAAATAGCTTGACTTTTATGTAAACTTATGGTATACTATTGTTGTATTTAGGGACAATTTATGTTATGACCGACGTTGTTAAAAAAAGAGGTCGTGGCAGACCCCGGAAGTCAGAAGTAGCCGCTGTAAAGCCCGGAAACAAGGGTGTAGTAGGCCGACCCAAGGGTGACGCAGCGATAATCAACGAGTACAAAGCTAGAATGCTCGCTAGTCCCAAGTCACGTAAGGTACTAGAGACTATTTTTGATGCTGCTTTGGACCATGACCATAAGAATCAAGCTGCTGCTTGGAAACTTGTAATGGACCGTATACTACCTGTAGGTGCTTTTGAAAAAGAAGTAGTAAAAGACAGTGGTAGAAATGCTATTCAGATAAACATTAGTGGCGTAGGTACTGCTGAAGTATCAACACCTGACATTATTGAAGGAGAAATAGTAGATGGCTCTTAAGTACTTCACCAGAGAAGAGTTCTCTTGTCAGGAATCAGGCACCAACAATATGGAACAGGAGTTCCTAGAGAAGTTAGACGAGTTAAGGGCATACTGTGGATTTCCTTTCGTCATTACTAGTGGATACAGACACCCGACACTGCATTCAATAGAGCGACAGAAAGAGGTTCCCGGAACTCATGCCCAAGGCATCGCGGCAGACATAAAAATAACAAATGCCGCTGATCGCCTTAAGTTTGTCAACCTTGCTCTTAAACTAGGGTTTACTGGTGTAGGTGTTGCTAAGGACTTTGTCCATGTTGATACCCGTGGTACTACTCCTGTGATGTGGGTCTACTAATGCTGTATACAAAAAACAAGAACCTAACGGACACCAGTACGCAAGAGATTGTTACTATCCCTGCTGGGTACGTAGCACACTGGAGCATGGCTTTTATTGCTAACCTGCATAACTCTACCAATAGTATTACGTTGTTTGTAGATAAGCCTAGTCCAACAGCAGACGTTTATATTTACAACGGTACTAACATATCGTCTAAAGAAAACCTTTTGATTGACGGTAATGCGGTGTTTGTACTACAACCGGGAGACATTATTAAAGCGTCTACAAGTGGTTCAGGAAATGTAGAAGTAGTAGTTACCTTTGACTTATTAGAAGCACCGACGGTATTTAATAACTTCAATGGGTCTTAATAGTTAACTATGTTTGTTATTATAGGTGCTGACTGGTGTATGGGCTGTAAGGCCTTAAGAAAAAAACTAATGGAAAAAGATATTGACCACCGTTATGTCCAAATACCACCGGGGCCTACAGGGTGGGACATGGTAGAGTCCTTAACAGGACGTAGAGCAGTACCTGCAGTACTACATAAGTTTGATAATTTAAATAAAGTTAACGAGTTGTTAAACGACATCGACTTACCCACAAAAGAATTAACTGAAGACGAGTTGGACGAACTTGACTGATCTTAATATAGAACTACTGCCTTGGCAGCAAGACGTTTGGGCAGACGACACTAGATTTAAAATAGTTGCAGCCGGACGACGTACAGGTAAGTCCAGACTAGCTGCGTGGATGTTAATAGTAAACGCACTACAGGCAGACAGAGGTCATGTATTTTACGTCGCACCTACTCAGGGACAAGCCAGAGACATCATGTGGCAAACGCTCATGGAACTGGGACACCCTGTTATTGCTGGTAGTCATATTAATAATCTGCAAATCAAGTTGGTCAACGGAGCAACCATTAGCCTCAAAGGCGCTGATAGACCAGAGACAATGCGAGGTGTCAGCCTTAAGTTTTTGGTAATGGACGAATACGCCGACATGAAGCCAGAGGTATTTGAGCAGATCCTGAGACCTGCACTGGCTGACCAAAAGGGCTGTGCGATGTTTATTGGGACACCAATGGGTCGCAACCACTTTTATGAATTGTACAAATATGCGGAGTTAGATGATGACCCTACGTACAAAGCTTGGCACTTTACGTCTTACGATAACCCTATCTTGGACCCGGACGAAATCAATATTGCTAAAAGGTCTATGTCTTCTTATGCGTTCCGTCAAGAGTTTATGGCGTCGTTTGAAGCTCGTGGGTCAGAAATGTTTAAGGAAGACTGGGTTAAGTTCAGCGAAGACGAACCAGAAATAGGGGATTACTACATTGCAGTTGACTTGGCTGGTTTTGAAGAAGTCAACAAGAAACGAACAAAGAATAGCAAACTTGATGAAACAGCCATTGCTGTCGTCAAAGTTAGTGAGCATGGTTGGTTTGT